ACTTCCTTCTGGTCGTTGAACTCCTTGCGCAGCGTCGTCACGTCCTTGAACGGCGCGACCTTGGCGCCGCCGGCTGACTTGCCCCGTTCCTTGTCGGCCTGCGCCCTGAAGAGGTCGGCGTGCGCAGAGCTCGCGCCCGCTGCAGCCCGATCCCGCGTGGTCTTCGCCGTTTCGCCCTCTCGCACCACACCGGCGAGCTTGCCCGCCTCATCGAGCACACCGGTCTCCTCGTTGAGGACCGTGCCTTGGGCGTTGGTCTTGAACGGCTCGCGGATCTTGCCGGTGATGGCGGCGATGATCCGGTTGGCACCCGGCACATCGGCGGCGTTCGCAGCGTCGTTCTGAAGCGCTGTCGTATTGAGCGTGCCTCCCGCCTTCGCCATTTCGGCGGCGTTGGTCTTGTCAGTCGCGAGGCGCGTCCCGATCGCCGAGGCAAGGGCGCTACGAAAGGACCTCTCTGCTCCAGGAGCGAGACCTGACGGCTTCTCGTAGGTGACGTCGGGCATCCGGTTGCCCTCGTCATCGTTCTCGATTGGCGGGCGCTCGCGCGTGCCTCGGATCGCCTTCGTGAGCTGCTCCGCATCCGGCAGGTTGATGCCAGCGGAGTGCGCAGCGTACTCGGTCTGCAAGCGCGGGTCGCTGCGCGCAGCCTCGGCACCTCGCATTGCGTCCACCTCGGCGCGAACCTTCTCGACCAAGCCCATCTTGTGCGCAGTGTCCGCAGCCGCAGCGTCGGCCTGTATCTCGTCCAGCGGGCTCAGTCCGCCCCTGCCGGAAAGCATCTTTCGGATGGAGTTCCCGATGTTGTTGGACCGCGGGGCGTTAAAGAGCGGCATCATTTACCCCACAGACTCAAGGCCTTGCCGAGCCCGCTGTTAACCTTCGTGCGCGCCGCCGGGTACGGGAAAGCGGAATGCTGCAGGTTGCCCGCCGAGTCCTCATACGTGAAGTTGCCCAGCGTGTCGGCACCCATCGCTTCGCCACCTCCACCGGCACCTCCGCCCATGCTGGAGCCGACCGCCATGCCGATGTCGCCCAGCATCATCGTCGTCGGGTCAGGTACGACGCGAGAAATGTCGTCCAGGTAGCCACGCCCGACGTTTTCGCTCGCTCGGTTGTTCGCGTCCACGTCGCCCGCCGCCTTGCCGAACCGGCGACTGAAGGCCTGCGCCTGCTCACCTGGCGCGCCCATCGTGGACAACTGCTCGATCGCTCGGCGCGTGCGCTCCGCAATGCGCTCCGCGTCAGCCTCCTGCGTCGCCTTGTAATCGCCGCCCAGCTTTCCGGCGATCGGCGGCGCATCGAACGCCTGCGCTGCGCCGACAGTATCTCGCAGCGACTTCTCACGGTCGCCGGTGATGGTCTGGAGTTCCTCTTCGCGCGCCTTAGGCGTCTGCTTCGCGAGAAGCGCGTCGGTCGCCACCTGAGTGTCCTTTGCCTTCGTGCGCTGGTAGGCCTCCATCGACCGGCGGAAGGCTTCGCGACTGTCCGCGGCGTCCTCGTTCGCCTGGTACTTCGCGAACGCAGAAGCGGCGATGATGGCTAGCGAAAGCGGGTCCATGTCATTGGGTCCCTGTGAGCTTGCCGCTGGTGCTCGAGCGTGCCGGGATGAAGGAACTGAGCTGGTTTCGATACCGCGCTAGAAGCGCCGCCTGCTGGTCCGTCTGGGCGCCATTCGCCAGGGATTCCGCCGTGTTCGCGAAGAGGTCATCGAAGAGATTGACCCGCTGCGCGGAAGTCGCGGTCTCGAACGTGTTCTTCAGCCCGGCTTGCGCAGCGCTCACTGCGCTGTCGCCTGCGCCTGCATTGACGAGGCTCACCGCGTTCAGACGCTCCTGCTCACGCTTTCCCTTCAGATCCGCCACTGCCCTGCGGACTGCTTCGTCGACGCGCGTTGCCCCGAGGTCGCGGTCTGACTTGATCTCGTTTTGCTGGAACACGTCCTCGCTACCGCCCATCAGCCCCTGACGAGCGAGCTTGAAGCGCGTTTCGCGCTCGGCCTTCGCGTAGTCCTTGCCGAGCCTGTCTGTGTAGTACGAGCGCGTCGCATCGCCAACCCTGGTGTTCTCGCTGTCCATCGCCGCGCGGGCCTTGGCGCCAGCGTCACCCTTGCTCATCTCTAGGGCGGCGTTGAAACCTGTCTCGTCGAAGATGCCGGGAGTCGCCTCGGTGTACGTCTGGGTGCCGGCCTCACCGCCAGAGCTTTCGCTTGCTGGTGTGCCGCCTGTCGTGAATTGCTCCCGCGTCGGCGCGGCAGACGGCCCTCCGATGCCGTACATCAGGTCGATCTGCTTGCGCAACTGGGACTTGCGAGCTTCTTCGGCCTCGTAGTTCGATCCCGAGTCTCCACCCGCACCATCGCCGCCGAACCGGCTCACAAAACCGGGGAAGAAGATCCACTTCAGCAGGTTGATCATGTCGCCATCCCGTAGTGGACGAAGCCGTTGTTGGTTCCCATCTCGTCGAAGCCGAGCCGCTCGGCAAAGCGCCGCGCGACACCGTTCTGTGCAACGACCCGGCACCGCAGCACCGAGTACCCGCCGAAGCCTTTGATCACGTCGAATACGCGAAGCGCGTGCCGGATATGCCGACGCGCCCAGCCCTCACGGCCTGCCAGCCAAAGCACGCCTTCTTGCGTGCTGTTCGTGATGACGCCACCCACCGCGATCACTTCGTCCTCGTGGACGAGCGCCCAACCGGTGCCGAGCTCTACGCGCGAGCGAGCCCAGGCCTCGAGATCCACGTACGCACGCTGAATCTCCGCCCGGTCTACCGTGCCGAGATGCGGCACGATCGCGCGCGCCTGTTCGATGGTGAGCTTGGTGACGATCGGCTTCATACGACCCCCAGCTTCTCGAAGATCAGCATCAGCGCTGAGAACTCGGCCGTTTCGTCCTTCTGGTGCGTGAGGTGCGGGGCGATACGTTCGGCTATTAGTTCGACAGGGTGCAGATCGCCCGCGGCGCTGATTGCCGGCATTTCGTACGGAAGCGACTCCAGCACCTGATTCTCGACCGCGAAGAGATGGCTGATCGTCCACTGCCCCTCGCCTATTACCTTCATGCCGGTGAATTGCTTCGTGACGGCTGGCGACTTCCCGTCCTGGAAGAACATCTGAACGTCAACGAGCGGGATCGAGAACGCGCCATCCCTATAGACCTGGTCGCTCACTCGATACACGTCGTTTCCGGTGCGCACGTAAAGCTCCTGATTCAGGACCGTCGCATCATCGACCGTGAAGGGCAGCGTGTACTTCGACCAGGCGCTGATCTTCGAGGTGCGGCTGAACGTGTAGGCCCACACCGTCGCGCCGTTGATCCACCATTCCTGCCCGAGCTTCGGGTAGTAGAGCGCCATCGGATCGTCGCTCGCGCTGATTTCGGCCTTTACCAGCTTGTCGATCGCGCTGCCGACGTCGTTGTCCTGCAGGTTGTCGGTGATCGAGATGAGCGACACCGACCGGAAGCCGTTCTGCGCGAGGAAAAAAAGGTCCCGCGACACCGGGCCCGCGGCGCGGTGGTAGTTGGTCCCGATGCCCTCGATGCTGTCGACCAGGACGTTCTTCGCGGGATTTGGGTCAACGGTCCACACCTGCGAGTTGTCGCTGAAGGCGATCCATAGGCCCGACTTCTGGAACGGACCGATCGCCGTCACCTGGTCCGCTCCCTTCGCGTACAGCCCAGCGGGGATGAAGCCAGCGTCCGAGGCTGCGCTCCAGTCGCGCGGGTCCCCCGTCTTGCAATAGCGCACGGTTGAGGCGTCGAGCGCGCCTTTCGAGAAAATCTTCTGCGCCTGCTTGGCCGTTTCCTTGGAATGGGGGCAATTCGCGTCTGTGACGGCGAACGTCCTGCAGGTCCAGGTGAGCGCGTTGTCCACCACGGTTGAACCAACGGCCGTCGGCCACGCTGGCTCGCCGGCGCCGGATGCGCCTCCGCCTCCAGCGGTGACCTCGTAGCGAAAACCGTTGGCGACCGTCGGCCGGCGGAATGCGTTCGCCGCGTAGGTTGTCGCGGCTGCCCATGCGCCAGGATCGTCCAGGTAGTGGTGCCGATAGACGGGTCCCGCGTATTCCGCCACGACGTACGCCAATGCGTTGTACTGCTCGCATAAGTGAATCTTGGTGGGCGCTGACCCGTTGGTCCAATGCGGCAGCCTGCGCGCGACAAAGCGTACGTCCGCATGCGCGATCGCCGTCCCATGGCCGTAGAACGTGTTCAGCTTCCCGGCAAACGACTTCAGGCCTACGGTTCCCGCTTCGAGCGTCACGATCTTGTCGAGGCAGGGCCGCTTCCTGATCGCCTTGCCGGTAGTGATGTAGGCATTTGTCAGCTTGCGCAGCATGTTCGGACGGGCGAGCGAAGCCGCCGACCTGATATCCAGGCCGCCTGCGAATTCGTCGAAAGTGATTACAGGGATGGGCAGGCCCTCCCAGGACCACGCTTCATCAGGTGAACTCGCCGATACCGAGTGCGGTCGCGCCGGCGCCGGTCGTGATCTTCCAGCCCGGCGTGGTCGTGCTCAGCGCCTTGGCGTTGATCTCGAAGGAGTAGCACCCGATCGTGGTGTTGGCTGGCGTGAGCGGGATTGCGGATCCGTTCCCGTCCTTGATTGAGCAGGTGCCGGTCAAGGACGTGCCGACCGAAACGATCACGCGAAGCAGGCGGTCGCCTGCGGCGCCTGTTGCACCCATGATCTGGTCGGTCTGACCCGCTGCCACCGCCTCGTAGTCGCCCCTGCAATCCGAAATAAACATGCGCTTCTCCCGTTAAACGACTTGTGGCCGCACGAGCGGCTCGCTGTTGATCCACTCACTGGGCCGGAACACGCTCTGCCCCCAGCTCTTGCCCTTTAGCTTGAGCAGCAGAGAATCGGAGGCGTTCTGCGCGAGCGCAGCATCCGGCTGCCGGTAGTGCGCTTTCAGCGTTGCCTTCGCGACCAGGCTGATCAGCGTGTCGTCGATCGAGGCGCGATCGCCGTCCTGCGTGAAGCGCCCGAGGTTCTCGATGTAGAAAATGCGGATCTCGTAAGCCTGGTTCGCTGCAGGCCAGAACTCCATCTGCTCGTACGGTTCCCAGCGCTGCGGCCACGAGTAGTTCGTCTGGTACGTGTACATCGAGGGCGTGATGCCCTTTTGGATCGGAGGCGACCACACCCCGCCGCGGTAAACGCTGACCGCGTTGATCCGGTCAGGGTTCGCGCCGTTGCCAGTGCTCGGATAGTCGATCAACGTCGCTTGCAACCCAAGAGTTTTTGTGCCGTATTTGCGCAGGTGTGCCCAGTCATGGGTCCAGTACAAGAGCGTCTGAGCGTCTTGGAGGTGCCCGTCGATGATGAGCTGGTTCGGGCCCGCAGCCGCACCCGCGGCCGCGTTCCCGATCATCGCCAGCATCTTCGAGCGAAGATCACCCAGCGTCTTGTACTGGCGCGCCATCGCTTAGGCCGGCACCGGCTCCAGCTTGGCGATCAGCGCTTCCTTGCTTTCGGTCGCCTTGAACGGGATGTCCCGCTCGCGGCAGGCCGCGCGTAGTTCTTCCCGCGACATGCCGGCGAGCGGCTGTTCCCCGCCCTCACCGTCCGCGCGCAGGTGCGCTGGTACCGAAGCTCGTTCCTTCGCGTGCTCCTTCATCTTGAGAGCGAAAGGGCAGGTGTCGCCCTGGTATTGCCCGAAGATGCGCTCGACCACCGGGATCGGGAAGTCCTTGTCCATGCCGTACTTGTCGGCCAGGCGACCGTACTCGGCCGACGGGTCGAGGGCAGGGTCATCCTCGGGATCCACGTACGTCATCGCCTCGAGCTGCTGGCGCAGGTCCGGCGCCGGGTGCTTCGGCGCGTGCTTGAGCTTGATCCTCTCGATTTTGATGACGCCATCTTTCAGGTTGGCCATCTGGTCGATCGAGACCTCCTCGACGTTGTTCATGTGCAAATGCTCGAGGAGCGGCATCTCCCAGGGGAAAACGCAGACCGCCGTGTTATCCATCGGCCCGCGGCGTACGCGAGCGAAGATGCGGCGGCTCAAGACACCACCTCGAGCTGCGCCTCGCCGAATTCAGCGACGAGGCGCGCGTGCGACGCGCTCGGCTTCTTCGCCGGGTGCTTCTTCTTGCCAGCCTTCGTTTTCGGTTTTGCCATTGCTACCTCCGCTTGAGGTTAAGAAAAAAAGCCCCGGTGGCTTGTGGCCACCGGGGCTCGCTCACACTGCTCTTTGCTGCGCTGGGCGAACCCCAGATAGATCAGGCGATCGCCAACACGGCGTGCGCGTTTGACCGATTCATGGTCAGCGCGCCGCGCCAGGTGATGCCCCAGTAGTACTCGTACTTGTCGTACGCCCTGGGCGGCTTGCGCGTGATCATGTCCTGCCCCTCGATCGGCCGCAGCTTCAGGTGCCGGCCGTTGATCATGTAGCAGCGCTTGGACCAGGTCGTGGCCGGCGCGTACAGCGCATCGAGATCGTCGAACTCCGGGTTCCAGATCATGGTCACCCCGTGGAAGGTGAGCATCTTGGTGCCGCCCTCGATCGTGCGCTCCGACACCCCTTCGTAGTCCAAGCGGCCGAAGCTCTTGAACATGAAGTTGCGGAAGCCGTCGATGAAGTCGTCGCCCGCTTCCATGAAGTCCGGCTTGCCGCCGTTGCGGACGCACGCGCGCCACGCGATCTCCATGTAGTCGAGGATGTTCCCGGTCGTGGTCGTGGTGGTCAGGCCCGTCTGGGAGTAGTTGCGCCAGTACACGTTGCCAGCGCCCGCCCGGTCGAGACCGCCCACCGTCCCCGAGGTAGGGGTCAGCGAGATCAGTGCGTCGGTGCCGGTGATGGCGTCGGCGGACTGAGTGCCGTCCAGGTGCTGGGCCTGCGAGAACTTCTCCTGGAAGCCCAGCTTCAGGATCTCGGTCTGCTCTTTCAGCAGATTGGTGAGCTGCAAGCGCTCGGCGTCGCTCGCGTTGCCGCCGGGGCCATCGTCGCTGACGCTGATGCCGTTTTGCACCAGGCGGTCTTCGTCGAGGGAGAACCCGTCGTGCGCGCTGCGCCAGGCGTACTGCGCGGGCTCGATCGACTGCCGGCGGTTGTACGTCACAACCTGCGAGCCGTTGAACCACTGGAAGTTGCTCTGGTAGCGAACCCGGAGCTGCTCGACGATGTACTGCTTGGCCCCCGGGGCCGTCATCTTCTTGCCCGCGAGGTATTTGAAAAGCGGGCGCTCGACGGCGATCTGGTCGATGGGCTCGTTCTTCAGATAGAAGTCGAGACCGATCTTCCCCGCGTCGGTGATTTCCTGCGCTGTAAAGGGCATGGCTGCCTCCGTAGATTGAATATGTGCGCAACCTGCTTGCGCGTCGGAGGTGACGAACCCCTGTTCAGTCCGCGGAGGCGAACCCGCTACAGCCGTCCTGCTGTGCCGGTAGCGACTCCGGCGATCAGCTCTTTTCGGCCCCTGCGTAGCCGAGGCCCTGATTGATGGCGTCGAGCATGCTGTTCGGCGCTTTCGCGCCTGGCCGGGCACCGCTCGGCCGGATGGGCGTATTCCCCTTGCCGTTCGCCGGAGCCTTCGTGATCTCGATTCCCTCGTAGAGCAGCTTCAGGGTCGCGAGCCACTTGTCGGGCGGGTACTTGGTCAGCACCTCGTCCAACTTCGCGAGCAATTTATCTTCTTTGGCGTTGTAGTCAAGGTCGCTCTTGCGCAGCGCTGCGGTCCACGCCTCGATTCCATCAAGCGCGGTCTGCCCGTCCTTTTGCAATTTCGCCTTGCGTTCGGTCTCGCTGCGCTGCTGCAGCTGCTGACGGTTGGTCTGCTGGTCGCGCCCCTGCTTCTCGCGCCGTGCCTTCGCGATTTCAAGCGCCGTGGCGCGCGGGATCTCCTCTTCCTCGACCTGCTTCGCAAGGTCGGGGAAGTCCTTCAGCAGATCGAGGTCACCGCCCTGCGGCTCGCGCCCGAGCGCCTTGTACAGGCCCAGACGCTGCTGCTCGACCATCGCCAGCGCGCTCTCCAGGTCTTCGGGCTTAGACGACTGCAGCAGCTGGTTGAAGTAAAGGTAGCCCGAGAGTTGGTCCTTCGTAGTGCCTGTCTCTTCCATCACACCGAGGATTCCGTCCCGGCCGGCGGCCAGCACCTTCAACTCGCCAGCCTGCTTCTGGATCGTGCCCTCGTGCGTCTTCAGGGCCGTGATCATCTCAGTGAACCGCCGCCCGGTTTTCGCGCCGAGCGCCTTGAGTTCCTCTGGCTTGATCGCGAGTTCGGCCGATGTCTTCACCTTCGGCGCCGTCTTCTGGGTCGCATTTCCGTCTTGATCGAGCGGTTCCCCTTTCTCGTTTTTCTTCGGTTTGCCGTTGACGTAATGCGTTTCAGACTCTTTTCCGGCCTCTGGTGCCTTGCCCCCCTTATCCGCTGCCGCCGGCCTCTCCTGCGGCTTGCCATCGACGCCGGCCGTGTAGCCTAGCGCGACGTCGATCGCCGACTTCATGTCTTTCGGCGCGTCCCCCGTCTTGTCTGCTCCCGCAGAATCTGGCCCGTTACCACCTTGGCCACCATCGCCGCCTCCCTGGCCCTGGTCGCGGCCATCTCCGCCGCCATCTGCGCCAGCATCCGGCGCTGCACCCCCTGCGGTGCCGTTGCCATCGTGTCCGTCCGTCTCATCGCAATAAGCCCATCCGCGTGCGTGTGCGATCATTGCCAGCTCCTTTTCCTCAGTGGGACATCATCAGCACCAGCGCCACGGCCGCCTGCCGCCTGCGATGCTGTTCCTGCTCTGCACGCTGCCGATCCTCCAGAGCCGCCCGCTCGGCGCTGGCGATCAGGACCAGTTCGTGTGCTTTGGCCGCGCGCGCCATCGCTTCGCTGAGTCGCGAGCGTCCAACCTTGGGCGCAACCTGCGCCTGCTTCTTCGCCTGTTTCTTCGCGAGCCTGGCTGGCACGCGCTCGGGCTTGGCCTTCTTCTCCAGCGATTCGAGGTACTCGTCGAGCATCTTTCGCTCGCGCTCGTAATCCTCGGGCCTGCGCTCGCCTGGTCGCGGCGGCTCATGGCGCAGCCGTCTGATGATCCGAAGTCCTGACCCGTCGATCGCCCTGGTAGGTGGCGGCGTTGCGCCCCCGTCGCCCCAGTAGCGGGGGCCGTAGAACCTAGCGCCGAAGTACCGATGTCCGAACATCAGGGCGAGAGCGTCACCGCGCTTCGGTTGCCATCGGCGTCGACCGTGGCCGTCACCACATCGGCAGTGTCGGCCATGTTGCGGTAGATCGCGATGGTGGTGCCGAGCCCGGAGGCCTTGCCAAAAAGCACCGCCCAAACGAGCTTGGTCAACTGATCGAAGGTGAGCGATCCGTACGCGGCCGAATAGGCACGAGCGAAGATTGCATCACGGACCTGATTCGCGGTCGGGATGTCGCCCACCGCGGCCGGCGCTGCGGGCAGGTTGTCCGTCTTCGCCTTGATAGCGGCGATCTCGGTGTCGATGAAGTCGTCTATGGTGTTCAGGAGCGCCACGAGATCGCCTGCCGTCTGCGCGCTTCCACCGTGATGTGACTCGTCCACCTTCGGGACGCCCGCCGAACTCTCAGCCGGGACGCAGCGAAAGGTCGCGGCAATAAAGTTAACCGTCTGCAAGTCCACGGTGATCGCGCTCACGACCACTGTGTAGTAAGAGCCGGCGGCGTAAAAACCGGCATCGGTATTGTCCCCGGTGTCGATGCTGAAGCCCTGGATGCCAGTGATGCCGTCGATGTCGATGCCGTCCGTGTCGAGCAGCGCATACCCGGCGACGCTGGAACGCTGCGCCATGGACGTGCCTTTGTAAATCCCTATGTCCGTGACGGCGAGGCCGCTGATCGTGATGCTGGCGCCGGTAGCGCCGGCGAACGAGTCAAAAAGAACGGGCAGCACAGCTCCGATAGGGACAGGGCCGAAGTTGATCAATGTACTAACCTCCCGCCCATCAGGGCACCACTATTTATGAGTCTCCCGCCAACAAGAGGGCCGACCACGGTTGCAATCGGTGAGAACGTCAGGCCAAAGAAGCTCATCGAAATGCTGTTGGCCCCGCCGCCTACAATGCCGATCGAAAGCTCGTCATTGTCGTCGATGTCAACGGTGCGCGTCGTGTCCTCGTACCAGCCGGCGCCGCCGCCTGCAGTGATCGTCACTACGACCGCCGTTGCGCTCCCGTTTTTGTAGAGCGTCATGGTTCCGTCGGTCGTATAGGTATTGGCCGACAGATAAATCCGCAGGTTGCTGCACGTCGCAGCGAACCCGACCTTGATCCTTGCCTGCGCTTCGGTGAGCACGTTGGTGCTGGTGCGAAGGGTGTTCCTGCCGCCGATGGTATAGAAGTGCTCCGTCGCGCTCGCTGCGCGGGAATCTGCAAGGCCGAAGGTCTCGCTCTTGCCGCTCGTAGACTTGAGCGTGAGCAAAACAAACGTAATCGTCAAATCCTCGACGCCTGTTCCGAGCGTCAGCGCAAGGCTGATGAGATCGCCAGCGGACAGCGATTCTGCGTTCCCTGTGAGCTTCACCAGTCCTGTGGTCGCGGAGGTGTCCGTGCCATTGATCGTGGCTTCCAGCCCCCCGGAAGTAAACGAGCCGTTCTTATTCAGCTTGATCGTGCTTGCATTAGCCCGCACATTGGCCGAGATGTAGAGTTGCACGGCCTCCACACTGGTATAGCCCCGGTTCTTCCACTGCGCCAGGGCTTCCGACGAGCTGCCGTCCGCCGTTAGCGCACCAGCTAAAAGCATGTACCGCGTGGCGGACGGAACATCGAACACCGCCCCGCCCCAGTTAGATGCGCCGTGGTAGTTCCCATGAACCCCAGAGAACTCCACATTCATCTTCTGCCAGGCATCGATGCAATTTGGTTCTACGGTCTTGGTGTAGCGCGTGCTGAACTTATCGGTCGCGGCGAGGGTGTCCGTGTTCGTGGCGTCCTCACTCCCCGCCGAACTGTCGCCGCTGATGGTGATGGTCTGCGTCGCGGCGGCGCCGTTCTTGTAGAACTCAATCTTCGCTGTCTCGCCAGCATTCCCTGACAGTACGAAAAACCCCAGCTTCGAGAATGACACGCCCTCGACGGCCTCGACGGTCGAATTCGCAGCGGTCGCGTTCCCCGCCGCATCGCTGCCGAAGATATTGCCATGCACCCCGCTGCCGTGCCCGGGGAAGGACTGCACCATCAACGCTTTGCCCATCAGCCCCCTCTAAAAAGTACGTTCCGACACCCCACCCAGGCTTCGACGTGATTTCCTCACGAGCCGCACCCTCTTCGGCATACCGTCATCGCCATATTCCGCGACGCGCTCGGCCTCGGTGTTGTCCTTAACCTCCTGCGCCAATGCATTGACAGCGCCGACCAGCGTCTCCATCAGGGTGAGCAGGGATTCGAGCCGCAGTTCGAGCGCCCCCTTGTCCTGCGCGGCCGCGGCGGCAGCCTGCTCATGCTGCTTAGAGTCGGCCCCGATGCGCGCGGACTCGGCCTTCACCTTCAATTCGTGGGCCAGCTTCTCGGCCCCGGCGCGATCGGCTCGGTCGCGTGCGTCGACCTCCAGACGGTCACGACGCGCCATCTCGTCCTTTTCCATTTGCTGCTTGTGCGCGGCGTCCGCGTCGCGGCGCGCCTGCTCGCGATTGAATTCCTCGTCCTTCCTCGCCTGGTCTGCCTTGGAGATCTCAGCCTTTGAAGCGGCTTCAACGGCTTTCGCCTGCTCGACCTGCTTCGCCTTGGCGAGCTCCTCCTGGCAGGCAGCGAGTTCCTCTTTGCATTGGATCAGCGCCTGGTTCGCCTGCACGAGCTGCGCCGCCGCCTGCTGGTTCGCTACCGGCTGGCCGTTCGCGTCCTTCTGGGTGGGCGGGATGATCGAATCGAGATCCAGATACTCGTCGTAGCGGCGCAGCGTCTCGCGCAGGAGCTCGAGCACCGCCTCGCCCGCGTCGTAGTTCCCGGCGGCGCGCAGCTCGACCACCTGCTTCATCGTGTCGCTGATGATCGGCAGCAGCTGGCCCCACTGCTCGCGCTCGCGAATGATATTGGGCTTGCCGCTTGATCCGGCGCGCACCTTCACACTCACCAGGTTGAAGGCCTCCTCGGCGCCTCGCGGGGTCTCCGGCCATTCGGAATCCGCGCCGGCGATCTGCACGACCTCCTCTTTCGAGAGGTCGCGAAGGAAGATTTCCAGGCTGGCCTCGCCCATCTCCGAGAGCAGGTCCTCGTGCGTGTCGCGCCGCTCGCCCATGCGCGACTGCATCGCCTCGTTCATGATCTCGGCCTCGGTGGCCGTCTTCGGCTCGATCAGGTTCGAGCGGCCCGCGTCCGACGTGCCCGACACTATGTCCATGTCGTTGCGAATAGGCGAGACGTCGTAGGCTGTTGGATCAAGCGGGTTCGGCTGGAACCACATCAGGTCCTGCGCAAGCGGAATCGACGGGTTGCCCTCAATGCCTATCGTGTCCTTGTTCTTGCGGTCGGTGATGCTCTTCACATCGTTCTCGACCAGCTCCCCGCTCTTGCGAAAGATCAGGACCGGCACCGCCTTCTCACGCGCATCGGCGAAGTTCTGCCTGGTGCGGTCGTACTCCTCCTGCAAGGCGACCAGCATCTCGACATCCGAAAGCGGGCGCCACTCGCCCTCGGTGGTGTTGAATCCGAGCACGTAGAACGGATACCAGCGCTGCGGTGCTTGAGGCGGTGCATACGGATCCCGCAGCCAGCGATTCATGCCCTTGGCCGTGGTGCGGATGACGCCGTTCCTCTTGTCCCAGAGCTCGAGGACGCAGATGAACTGCTCGTCGGCCGGCGTGTCGTCGACCTTGTTCTCGTTCTTGTCGGTGCGCGGCCGCCCGTACCTCGTCGCGCCGTGCAGCTCCATCTTGAAGAGCGTCTTCGCGTCGGACACCGTCATCCAGATCTTCTGCCCCAGCGCCGAAGCGTCGACGTACTCGTCGAACTCCGCGATGTTGTCGTCGAGCACGATGAAGTCCTCGGATTTCACCCTGTCGCACGCCATGCCCTTGAAGAGTTTCACCTCATTCTTGCTGGTCAAGGACTTCAGGTTCGCCTGCAGATCGTCGCGCTTCTTGGCGAGCTCCGACGGGTCGTCCGTCTTCTTCAGGTCGCGGATCAGACCCTCGACGCGCGCGAGGTTGTCCTGCGTGTCCTCGATGCGGCGCACGGCGATCGGGTCGCCGCGATAGTCCCGCTGGTAGGTCAGCTTCAGCACGCCGAAGCTCGTGACCGACGTCGATCGGATGTTCGACTTTGCTCGCTTTTTGAGCCTCCCCTCCTCGACCAGCATCTTGCGAATCACCTTCTCAGCGGTCTCGCTGAATTTTTTGACCTTGGCGACCTGGTCCTTCGGCACTGCATCGGTGGGAGACACGGCGATGGCCGGGTTCTTCGCATACAACTTCGGCAACTGCGCCGCGAGCGTCGCATACACCATGTTCGTGCGGCTCTTCTGAGCATCGACGGTCTGCGTGCCGCGCTCGTACTTGCGCAGGCGCGCGAGATCCTCACGCCACTTCTTGGCCGACTCGACGTCTTCGGCGCGCTCGACGCGCTTGAGCCACGCCCCGACGACCGTCTTCTCGTCCTCGGTGGGATCGAAATTCGCCGCTTTCCTGTCTTTAGACTGGAGCGGGCCGCTAGTGGTTGAGCGCTCGGTGCCGGCGCCGCCTGGCTGGGAGATGACCTCGGGCATCAGCCAGAACCGATGGTCAGTGTCTTCGGTATCGGGTCCAGGTTCGCACCCAGCGAGATGATCTTGCCGGAGGGCAGCGGCTTGTCCTTCTCGATCACCGCGGGGTAGATCAAGCGCGCCTTACCGCGGGGTACGTCGGGGTGCGAGCGGAACATCACGCCTTCGATGAAACCAACGGCGTCATGATCGTGCTGGGGCCGCTGGTCGTCCTTCGCCACCTCCTCCACGCTGACCCCGAGGATCTGTTGATTCACTTGGCGCCTGTCGTACTCAGACAGCAGGATGACGCCCGGCATGCGTTCATTGCGGCGACGCATGTCGCCAAGCATGTTGCGCAGCCCCTCATAGGTGAGGCTGGGATCGAGCTGAGCGCCAACCTCACCCAAGAGGAGGATGCGGCCCGCCATCAGGCCATCAACACCGCGTCGCCCTGGCCCGAGGTCCACGCCGAGGCGCGGAACGTCATGTAGCGCGACAGGTCGACCTCGATCGCTCCGATCTGGCCGGCGGTTGCCGCCGGAATCGCGATTTCGCCCGACTTCAGGGCCGACTTGAAGCCAGCCGTGTCGACGCCCGCGCTGCTGGTGTAGCTGAACTGCGCATCGGTGCGGCCGTCCGCGGCTTCGAACACGACCGTCCCCACCAGCACTGCGCCTGCGAACTGCAGGATCATCGCGACAGCGGAGTGGCGCGGCAGGAACGGAGTGCGGTCGCACAGGGCTGCGACGACTGCCGTGCCCGCGTAGGCGCCGGTGGCCGAGGATTCGGTCATCGTCGCGGCGGTGGCGCCGACGGCGGAGATGGTCCAGTCGCCGTTCGAGCCGGTCTGCGTGGTGATGCCGGTGATGCCGAGGCGGTCGCCGTTTTTCAGGCGGTGGCCAGCGGTGACGGTAGCGATCCACGGTGTTGCCGCGGCGCCCGCGGTGATCAGGATGCCGCGTGCGGCGGATGCGACTCCGCCAAGGCTTCGGGTTTTCAGTGACATGGTTCTCTCCTCACCGAGAGAGGCCCGGTGATCCCGCAGGAAGAAGACGATCCTGCTGCGTCGCCAACAACTGCACGGCCCGTTTGCCGTGACGGAGAGGGATGCTGCCTTTTATAGAGTTAATTACAAGCGACGACGAGTGTCGCGACGGTGTTTCGGTTGCGCCCACGGCGGAGGCTTGCCAGGGCCGACCCAGCCGCAGCAGGGCGCGAGGCCAGACAGCTCGACGGCCATGTTGAAGACGGGCTCGCCATAGAGGGCGATCAGCGCCTCCCGGTCCCGCACCTGTTCTGGGCTCAAGGTCACCTCGCTCACGCCACCCGCCTTCCCCGGGGTCCGGGTTTGGCCCCGAAACGCCTTGGCGGCTCGTACGTCGCATAGTAGTCGCGCAGGGGGCCCATTAGGTGCCAGCGCGTCCAGCGCAGCGCCCACCAGCCACGGCGCGCGCATCGAAGGCTGGTGCCGCACGGTCCTGCCCCACTCGCAAGCGGCAGATCCACCTCTGCGCCGAAAGGCACCGCGAGCGTGCGCGCCCACACGGAAGGCGGCAGGTCGGTGATGACCCGCTCGGTCTTCATCACCACGGGGCCGCGCTGCACGCCGACCTTGTTCTCGTCCTCCGGGACGGTGACTTGAATCACCTCCCGGATTCCGCGGATCCAGCCGGCCATCATGCCCTCACCATTCGGGCGTGCTCGGCGCGCTGGGTCGCGTCGCGCCGGTGATCGACAGCGCTATTCGCCAGACGATGTGCGAGCGTCACGAGCTCCAGCTCCTCTGGTCTCGTCGATGTTCCGATTGTTCAAAGCTCGTCCTCGATCGGCTCAAGGTGCTGGCGAGGCACGCGGGGAAAGTAGATCACCTGCTGCGTTGCCGGACCCCAGCGGTACATCACGCTATCGTCCACCCACAACGGCATGGGATCGGCGTCCGGTGGTGTGAGCAACCACGGGCGTTCGGTCAATCTATCTTTTCCGGCATAGGTATCTACGGCTTCCACGGCTTGCCGCCGATGATGTGCTCGATCATCGCCCGCAGCTTCGGGTCACCCTTCAGCGGCTGGTCGCCTGGCCCCGCAAGCCTTCCGCCCACGTCGATCGACATGTGCGAGTGGTCCAGCGGGCTTGCCACGACGATCGAGCGCTGCAGCTCGTCGAAGTATTCCCGGGCGAGCTCAATCGTGTCGTGGAGCCCGTCCTTGGCCAGCTTCAGCGCCTGCTCGAAGCCCTTGGCCTGGACCATGATGCACTCGCCCGCCAGCAGGCAGGACTTCAGGTGGTTGCCGCTCAGCGTGCCATCGACCGAGAAGAACCAGACCTTGTTGCCGCCGCCGCGCGAGTCACCCGGCAGCCGCATCTCCTTCTCCAGCCGCGGCCGCAGGTCCGTTATCTCGATGAGCTCGTCTATCTTCAGCACCGGGTTCTTGCCCAGGTGCTCGACGATCGAGCGCCGCGCATCCTCTGCCGCGCGTAATTCGAGCGGCGTCAGTCCAGCTGGCGCTTCGATAAGCCCGGGACCGGCCGGCCCTTCCAAGCCTCGGTCGTCAGCCATTCCATCGTCCCCTTCTTGGGTTGTCCTGCGAATCGATCTTCAGGGTCGGGCAACTTGCGCGGCCTCGACATGCAGCCGTACCGGATCCCATCGGGCGGGTGGTCCTCGCCCTCGGTTTCTGCGTCCTCGAATTTGGAGTCGACGTCGTCATGCTGAAGCGCCGACAGAGTGCGTATTGCGTCTGGCGTGGCGACACCGATGAAGAACAGCATCGGCATGCCCTGCTCGTCCGGCAGGTCGCCGCGCAGTCGGCCGCGCACCTGGTTCCAGCCCGGTAGCCGCTGCTTGTCCGCCCTCCGAAGCCGAAGCCGCCAACCCTTCAGGCGCACCTTGCCAGCGCGCTCGGCCTGCGACGGTCCACCATCCTCGGCGAAGAAGGAGGTGTCGATCGTGTCGTACGCGATCTGCTCGGCCCCGGATCGCTCCAGCACGCCAGCCGCCCATTCCTCGACTGGCAACTTGAGTCCAAGGTTATGACCAGGCCGCTTTTTGTCCTCGCCGTACCACTCGCGATAGCAGACGAGCGCGCCTGGCAGCAGCGTGATCGGCCTGCCGGTTGCTGTGCGCACCTTCATCTCGCTCTGCACGATCACAAACCAGCCGGTCCAGAACGGCCGCGCCGAGCCCCAGTCCGAGGCGGTGAAGCGCTTCCAGCTTCTCGGGAACTCGACCGGCTCCAACACATGCCGCCCGCGCGTGAATTCCGGGAAGTAGGCCCCGGCGACCACGTCCCAGTCGCCCTCCAGCCAGGCGCGCACCATCTCCGGCGAGCCAGACATCTGCAGGTTGGCGATGTACTCGGGGCCGAGCAGATTGTGGTCGGTGATCTTGCCGGGGATGAAGATGCGCTGCTTCATCACCGTT